GATCAAGCACGGCAACAAGCGCCAGGCTCTTGAACTCCTGATGCGGCACCGCGAGATGATCACTGACAAACTCACGGCGGATTTGACGCATAACGGCGTGGTCGGTGTGACGGATGATGTCACCAAGCTGGAACAGCTGCGCACGAAGTTTCAAGGCGGTATGAGTGGACAGGTTAGAGCTCCCGCCTGATTTGGTGGCGGCGCTGCGGGCTGCTCCCTTTGAAGAGGTCATTGATCTTTGGCAATCTGTGATTGAGTTGTTTGGCGTCCGCGGGAAAGCAGCGCTGGGGCGGGTGGATCGTTTCTACCTCCTCACCGTGTTGCTGCACCGGCCGGATGCAATCCATTCCTGGCTCTATGCGCGTTGTCGGGAAGTGGAAGCGGAACCGGATGAGTGCCTGGACCTCTGGAGTCGTGGTCACTACAAATCGACCATGATCACCTTTGCCGGGATTATTCAGGAGATCCTGAAGGATCAGGAGATCACCATTGCCATCCTCTGCTACGTCAAGGCGCTGTCGGCGAAGATGCTCGGGCAGATCAAGAACGAGTTTGAGAACAACGACGAGTTGAAGGCGGTCTATCCGGATGTCCTTTGGCAGAATCCGCGCCTCGATGCCCCACGGGCCGGTGCGACCTGGACGCAGTACCGCATTGACGTGAAGCGGACCACCAACCCGAAGGAGGGGACGCTGGAGGCGCATGGCCTGACTGATGGCATGCCGACAGGCGCGCACTTTGCGCTGCGGGTGTATGACGATGTGGTGGTGCGGGAGAGTACGACCAGCCCGGAGATGATCACCAAGACAACGGAGTGCTGGGAGCTCTCGGATAACCTGAAGTCGGCGCATAGTAAGCGGCGCTGGCATATCGGCACCCGCTACCATTTCGGCGACACATACGGCGCGATCATCGACCGGAAGATCTTGAAGGCGCGGATTCATCCCGCCACCGATGACGGCACCCCGAACGGCAAGCCGGTCTTTCTGACGCAGGAGCAGTGGGATGAAACCAAGATTACGCAGCGTACCTCGCTGGCCGCGCAGATGTTGCAGAACCCGGCGGCGGGGAACGATGCGATGTTCAAAAAGGAGGAGTTGCGCTTCATCGATATCCGGCCGGGGACGTTGAATGTTTACATCCTCGTTGATCCGGCTTCATCGAAGAAGAAGAACTCGGATAGTACGGTGATTGCGGTCATCGGCGTCGATGCGGCGAGGAACAAGTATCTGATTGACGGCCACCGTCAGAAGATGAATTTGCAGGAACGCTGGACAGCTCTGTTACAGATCCGCCGCAAGTGGCTGCGGGATCCGGGCGTACAGGCGGTGCATGTTGGATATGAACGCTTTGGCATGCGCTCGGATCTGGAATACTTCGAGGAGTGCATGCAGCGCACCGGGGAGTCTTTCCCGATTGCGGAGCTGGCCTGGCCACAAGAAGGACCAGGGAGCAAGATCGATCGGATTCAGCGCCTGGTCCCGGATTTTGGCCAAGGAAAGTTCTATCTGCCGATGGCGGTGACGCGGGAGGTGGACGGGCAGCGGGTCGCGGCGGAGTCGGCGCGGCAATCGGCGATGCGCAATGAAGGGCAAGCCTGGCGGATCTTGAAGCCGGTGGTACGGCGGGACCATGAGGGGAACGCTTACAGCCTCAATAAGGCGTTTCTCGATGAGTACCTGGTCTACCCTTTTAGTAAGCACGATGACTTTCTGGATGCCTGTTCGCGGATTTACGACATGGATTATCAGCCGCCGATCATTGTCGATCAGGCGAGTCTCGAACCGGAGTGTGAGTGATGGCTACTGACAACAACGAATCGACTAAATCCTTTGAGCAGCTCTGCCAGGAGATCGATCCGGAGCCGGAAGACAAAACAGCTTATCGCTTCAGCAATGGCCGCAAGTTTGAGGCGGCAGGCGTGCAGGGTGAGGAATGAGGGAGGAACGCAGTAGTGAGTATGACAAGCTGCCAGAGTGTATCAAGGCGGTCTATTCGGAGCGTGATTACCTGTGGCTGTCGGATGACGACAAGAAGCATTTGATTCAGAACGAAACGGAGCCTGAGTGTGAGTGAGATCCTTTATCAGAATGCCGATGGCAGCAGTATGCAGCAGAACCTGGCGGACATTGATCAGGCCAAGGCGATCAGTGAGGTGCTGCAGCGTCATTATCCGGGGCACCATTGGGCCGTGAATGTCGATGGTTCCGGTGGTGTGGCGACGATCAAGAACTTTTCGCTGTCGGGCGATTGGGGCTTCCTGCTGATGCTGGCGGCCTTCTCGGCGTCGGAACTCGATAAGCGGGTGGTGATGGCCGGTGGCGAGCTGTTGGAGCGTTACAACCTGAGCCGCGGCGCCCGGCGTGAAAGTGAAATGAACGCGGTGCAGTTTGATGGTCTCGGGAATGCGAGGTTTTTGCAATGAGCATGCTGGCAGCGGGCGAAAATCAGGACGGCTACTGGTTGAATCTGGCGCGGGATGCGTATTCGGCCAGCTCCAACTTCTTTGATACCAATATCCGTAATCGGATGATTGACGATATCCGCCAGTTTCAATCGGAACACCCGGCGGGATCGAAGTATCACACCGATGCTTACCGGCTGAAGTCAAAGCTCTTTCGCCCGAAGACGCGTACTTCGATCCGCAAGAATGAAGCGACCTGTGCCAGTGCCTTCTTTGCCACGGAAGATGTCGTGTCAGTACGGGCGATGGATGATAACGATCCTGGCCAGCAGGCGGCCGCTGAGATTCACAAGGCGCTGCTGCAGTATCGCTTGACCAAACCGAAGCCGCACGGCCTGCCGTGGTTTCTCACCGTCATGGGCGCCTACCAGGATGCGCAGACCGTGGGGATTGTCGCCTCGTTTCAGGAGTGGGTGAAGAATGATCGCAAGAATTTGGATCGGCCGGATATCAAGTTGCTTCCTGTCGAGAATTACCGTTTTGATCCGGCGGCGGATTGGCGTGATGTTGTCGAGTCCTCCCCTTATTTCATCATCCTTTGGCCGATGTACGTCAAGGATGTTAAGGCACGGATGGCGCGCAAGGTGCTGCAGTCGGTGGAGGTGGTCGGTGATGATGGCCAGACAACGCTTGTCGATGTCGAGGTGGACGATACCGACGGCCGGCCCTGGAAGTTTTGCGCTGACAACGTGATTCTGTCGGCTTCGCAGCAGACGCATGACACGATTCGCATGACCCGTGAAAACCGCACCGATAGCAAGAACGCGGCTTCGGCGCTGTCGGATTACACGATTGTCTGGGTGCATCAGAACTTTGTCGAGGTTGAGGGCGAAGAGGTGATGTACTACACCCTGGGGACGAATCACCTGTTATCGAACCCGGTGCCGGTGCAGGACGTTTACCCGCAGGGGCGGCCGGTGGTGGTCGGCTTTTCGATCATTGAGGCGCACAAGACGTACCCGGGCGGCGTGCCGACGATTACGCGCGACGTGCAGGGCGAAATTAACGACGTTGCCAATCTGCGCATGGATAACGTCAAACTGATGCTGAACAAGCGGCATATCGTCAAGCGCGGCGCTCAGGTCGATCTTCGCAGCTTGACGCGGAACGTGGCGGGGTCAGTGACGCTGGCGAACGATCCGAATAATGATGTGCGTTTTGTCACCACTGATGATGCCACCGCGTCGAGTTATCAGGAGCAGGACCGTCTCAATCTCGATTACGACGATCTCTGTGGCGCTTTCTCGGGGTCGAGTGTGGCGAGCAATCGCCAGCTCAACGAGACGGTCGGCGGCATGTCGATCTTGACGGCGCAGGCGAATCAGGTGAGCGAGTATCAGTTGCGCACTTTTACTGAGACCTGGGTGGAACCGGTGTTGCGTCAGCTGGTGATTTTGGAGCAGATGTACGAGACCGACGAGCGGGTGCTGGCGCTGGTCGGGCAGCAGGTCGATCTGGCGAAGTACGGCTTTAACGAAGTCAGCGACGAGATGATCATGCAGGACACGATTCTGAATGTCTCGGTCGGGGTCGGTTCGACCAATCCGCAGACGCAGATCGAGCGCTTTGCTTTTGGCATGCAGACGCTGTCCAGGATCCTTGGCCCGCAGTTCATGGCCAAGGCCAAGGCGGAGGAGATCGTTGGGGAGCTCTTTGGCAAGCTCGGCTACAAAGATGGCAAGCGTTTCTTTGAAATGGGGGACGAAGAGGAGCAGGATCCGCGACTGGCTGAAGCGATGCAGATGATTGAGCAGCTCAAGGCGGCCCTGGCGGCGAAGAATCCGCCGGAACTGATTGAAGCGCAAGTGGCGAAGCTGCAAGCGGAGACGGCACTGAAGAGCGTGGAAGCAGTGGCGAAGAAGATTGAATCTCTCTATTCGGCAATGAATACGGCGCAGGTGGCGGTGCAGACTCCCGGGGTGACGGCGGTGGCGGATTCGATTGCCAAGAGTGCCGGCTTTGTCGATGAGGATAGTGGCACGATCTACCCGCAGAATGTACTGCAGCAAGAGATTCCGGCGAGTGCCGAGATCCCGCGTAATACGTCCCCGAACTTTCCGGCGAATCCGCAAGCCGGGATGATGGCGGGGATGGAGTCGGGTCTTGATACTGATATTCGTCAAGTTGAAGAAGGGATGTAATCGATGTTAAAGGGATTGACCGGGCGAATTCACCGCTTACTGATGGGGAACGCGCCAGAGACAGAGGAGAACCTGGAAGCGACGGTGGCGTATGGCGCTGAGGCGTTGCGCTTTTTAAAGTCGGACCTGGGGCAGTATCTCCTGGATCGGTCGGGCGATGAAGTGTTGGAGGCGTTGACGGCGCTGGAGACGGTCGACCCTGGCGATTATCAGAAGATTCAGGAGCTGCAGAACATTATCAGGCGCAATCGTAGTGTCGAGGCGTGGCTCGGTGAAGTGGTGCAGGCGGGGATCGATGCCCGAAACCTGCTCGATGATCAAGGGTAGAAAAAACCTTTTAACAGGAGTTTAACCATGGGCGCTATCCGTAAGGACGGGTCAAACGAAGGTGATGATGGCAATGGGGAAGCAACGGACGAGATCGTCCTCTCTCCCCGAGAACTGGCAATGCAGGAGATCAGCGATCAGTTGGCGGCGCAGCAGGACGAAAGCGCGGCAATGGTCGAGGCGCCTGTGAATTCCACCGTATCCGGTCTGTTGGCTGATGATCAGCTCGACAAGGTGTTGGTGCGGGTGAAGGTGGACGGCCAGGAGAAGGAGATGCCCCTGTCGGCAGTGACCAAGGGGTATCAGAAGGATGCCGTGGCGTCACAGCGTTTGGCGCAGGCGGCACAGGAGCGCAAGGAGTTGGAGCAGCGCAAGTTGGACCTCGATGAACGTGAACGGCAGTTGACGGCGGGCGGTGCATCACTATCGGCGGAGGACGCGGACGTGGATGCGCAAGTGGCTGCGGCAATGGCCGGACTGGTCGAAGGGGATGTAGAGGCGGCGAGCGCGGCGCTCAAGTCGATTTTGGCGGGGCGCGGAACGGCTCCCCCGGTGATCGATGAGGCGGCAATCATTGCCAAAGCGAAGTCGAGCTTGCGGGAAGAAGAAGCGGCATTAGCGCAAGAAGCGGTGATGGCTGACTTCTTTACGGCCAATCCGGTCTTTGCTGATGAAACGAGCAAAGAACGGCAGTACGGGGATTATCTCTTTGTTACCAAGTACGGGCCCCTCATGGAATCAGGTCAGATCAGCTACCGCGAGGCGCTCGATCAGGCCGCCGGTGAAGTGATGGAGGTCTTTAAGGGGAAAGAGGTCAACCCGCGGCAACAGAAGATCGACCGCAAGGCGACGATTGACAACCTGCCGGTGGCCGGAGCGCGATCAACGCGGCAAGCGCCAGCGCAAGAGACAACGGATGACATTCTCGCTGAGATGCGGCGGGAACGGGGGCAGCCGGTGTAAGGGCTGCCTGAAGAGTGAACACATTCACCATTGCGGGAGAACACCCGCCTGGAGGTTGACATGGCAGGAATAGTTTGGACGAGCAACGAGGGCTATCTCTCGGCTAAGAACCTGGATAAAGAGATCCGGCACGCACTGCGGCCGGAGTGCAAGTTTCGGCAGTTTGCCTCGGTGAAGAATGCCGTCGGCAAGAATGCTGGAGAGACGTACCACTGGAATGTCTACAGCAAGGTGGCGACACAGGGGACGACTCTGGTCGAAACCAACACCATGCCGCAGACCAACTTCACCGTCACCCAGGGGACGATGACGATCTCCGAGTATGGCAATTCCGTGCCCTATACGGGAAAACTTGAAGCCCTGACCGAGCACAACATCAAAGAGATCATCAATTCGGTGATGAAGGAAGACGCCAAGGAAGCGTTTGACGTGGCGATTGAAGCCAAGTTTAACGCCACTCCGCTGCGTTTGGTCCCGACCGGCGGGACGGCCACCGATTCAGTGGTCCTCACCACCAACGGCACGGCGACCGCGATCAACAACGTCGCTATGGGCAAGAATCACATCAAGGCGATCGTTGATCTAATGAAGGAGCGCAACATCCCGGTGTACCAAGGGAATGATTACGCGGCGATTGCCCGTCCGACGGTGCTGCGTCAGCTCAAGAATGACCTGGAGAGCGTGCATCAGTATGTGCAGCCGGGCTTCCAGATGATTCTGGCGGGTGAGATCGGCCGCTATGAAGGGATGCGCTTCTTTGAGCAGACCAACATCGCGGCAGCGGGCTTCAGTAGTGCCAAGTCGGGGTGGTGTTACTTCTTCGGTGGCGACACTGTGGCGGAAGGTGTGGCCTGCCCGGAAGAGATCCGCGCCAAGATCCCGGACGATTACGGTCGCGGTAAGGGCATTGCCTGGTACTATCTCGGCGGTTTCGCCCTGGTGCATGGCTCGGCGGCGCAAGCCCGCGTCCTCAAGTGGGATTCGGCATCGTAGTGAACGTGGGCGGGTTGGTGGAAGCTGACCCGCCCCCTTTTTACAGGAGATTCGTGATGGCAAAGACTTTGGATCGGAGCAAGGATTTTGGTGAGATCTTCGGCGGCGGAAAGGGGCGCTACGTGCAAGGGGATGCGATCTTTGATGCTGCTGGCAATGAGCTTATCGAAGAGGCCTCGGTCGCGGGTGCTCCTGTGAAGAACGGGAAGAAGGGGAATGATGTTGTCGCTCCGGTAGCGGTTGCGGAGCCTGGCCAAGCGTCGTTGCTCGATGATCAGTTGGCGGCACAGGCAGGAGTGACCGAGTAATGGCCTGGTCGATCGATGGCCCGCAGGGGTTTGAGAGTCGCAAGATCAAGTATCTGCTGCCGAAGTACACCCGCGGCAAGGTGCTGGAGATCGGCTGTGGCATGGAGAAAGCGTTTCCGCACTTTATCGGCTATGACTCAGGCCACCACTTTGGCCAGGGGGCGGCGGATGTGATGGGGGATGCGGCGGATCTGTCGCAGTTTAAGGATGCGTCCTTTGATGCGGTCTTTTCGTCGCATGTGCTGGAGCACATGGTTGACCCGCAGGCAGCACTGAATGAGTGGTGCCGGGTGCTGAAGCCGGGCGGCTATCTCTGCCTGTATGTGCCGTCGGGAAATCTTTACCCGCTGTGTGGGGAAGAGGGGGCGAATCCGGATCATAAGATTGATATTTACCCTGATGATATTGCGACACTACTCGATGATACGCCCTTCTGGTTTGTGCAGGAGGAGTGTGAAGAGCGGGGAATGGGGAATGAATATAGCCTCTTTGAGGTTTACCGGAAGTTAGAGGCAGACGATGGCACTGATGCGGATTGTGTGACGATTCCATTGCAACGGGTCCAGAGAAAGACCGCTTGCGTCTGTCGCTTTGGCGGTTTTGGCGACATGCTGCAGGTGGCGGTGGTGCTGCCGCAACTCAAGGCGGCGGGTTATCACGTCACCTTTATGACCACGCCGAAGGGGCAGGAGATTTTGCAGCACGATCCCTTTATTGATGATTGGTACATCGTTGATACCGACCAGATCCCCAACAACGAGCTGTATGCCTTCTGGGCGATGCAGAGCACACGCTTTGACCGCTTTGTCAATCTCTCGGAGTCGATCGAGGGGACGCTGCTGGCGCTGCCGGGGCGGGCGAATCATGCCTGGCCCTTTGAGGTGCGCAAGAAGCGGATGAACCTCAACTATCACGAATGGACGGCGGAGCTGGCCGGGGTGGAATTCAAGCCCTGTACCCTCTTCTGGCCGACGGATGATGAGATTGAAGCGGCCAGGGCGAGGATTGAGCCAAAGACCTTCACCGTCCTCTGGTCGCTGTCCGGGTCCTCCATCCACAAGTTTACCCCGCACCAGGATGCGGTGATTGCCCGCATTCTTCTCGATATGCCGGAAGCGCGGATCATTCTCGTCGGTGATCTGGCCTGTCAGATTTTAGAGCAGGGCTGGGAAGAAGAAGCGCGGGTGCTCTGCCTGTCGGACAAGTTGTCGATTCGCGAGACGCTGGCGCTGGCACAGCAGGTCGATCTGGTGATCGGGCCGGAGACCGGGGTGCTGAATGCTGTGGGGATGGAGAAGAACCCGCACAAGGTGCTGTTGCTCTCCCATTCGTCGGCGAACAACTTGAGCAAGCATTGGCAGCACACTCAGGCGCTGGCGCCGGTGGATTGCCCCTGCTACCCCTGCCATCGGCTCCATTACAACAACAGCATCTACTGTGACATCCATGAAGAGAGCGGCGCGGCGCGCTGTGCGGTGAATATCGGGCCAGAGCGGATCTATGGAGCGGTGGAGAAGGTTTATAACAACTGGCAAGCCGGGAGGTTGTGATGAAGGTCAGTGAGCTCTTTCCGATTGTGGTGTCACGCTTGTCGGGGCCTGCGCTGTGCAGCCTCTTTGAGGCGGTGCGTGAGGTGCAGGGGATTATCGTAAATCGTCTGCTGGCACAGCAGTCACCGCTGCTGGTCAAGGGCGCGGATGCGGAGTTGGAGTTTTTGACCGGCGATACCGGACTGACTTTGCCGCGCGATTTTCTTGCCTTTGCCGGCCGCCCCTATGTGGCGGGCGCCACGCCGCTGGCGCCGCTAGGATCGGCGAGTGCGAGCAAGATGAAT